AGCGGTCGGTCTTGTAGAGGTGACGGGTCGCGAGGCGGTGGCTCTTGAGCGTGACACGCTCGCCCGTGCTGCGGGAGATCACTTGCCATCCGCCCGGCGGGAGCGCGTTGCGGTCGACATCCGGCGGCGGACTGAAGGGCGGGATCTCGAAGTGGGATATCCCACCGTCATAACAATAGGTGCCGTCCTTGCGCGGGTAGAGACAGTCCGGCGTCCAAAGGCATGTCTCTTGGATGAAGGGCACTCCCAGACCGATCGCCAAGCCCATCGGGCTCGACTGGTTGCCGATAAAGAGATCCGCGCCCGCGATTAGCTTGGCCAGTTCAAGGTAGTCGTTGGTGATGGCATACTCGGCATGGACTTTGGTCACCCGCCGCAGTTCCTCGACCTCGTGCGGCAACCCGACAAAGAGCATCTTCGTGCCGAGGGCTTCACCGATAAGATCCCACCGGAAGTAAGGATTATGATATCGCGGACTGCGATGACAAACGACCCGCCCCCGTGCCCGCGCCGAGGGGGAAACTTTCAGCCAAGGATCGGGCACCGCGTTGGCATTGACCCAATCGCTTTGCAGTTCCATCAAGCTGACCCCGTAGATCAGCCCACCATTACGAAAGGTGGAGAAATTGACGCAGTGCTCGTTGGCCGGCGCATCCCCGTGAATCACCTTGCCGACGTAGTCCTGGGCTTCGAGGAGCGGACGCAACACCGCCGCCCTTTGCTCGGTCATCTTGGCTGTCCAGGGCCGTGAGTTCAGATAGAGATCCCCGCGCCCAAGTTCCCTCATCGAGGGCAGCGCGTAGAGGACATCCCCTAAGTCTCCGGAGTGGAAATAATTCACGACCAATCGTCGTTAGTTTCTTCGCGTGTTTCGGTCTCGTCCTCTTGGAACATCGTGTCTTCCTTGGACAACACCTCAGTCACCGCATCGATCGCCTGCAACCAATCCGGAGCCGTCAGCGAAATCATCCGCAGCGGCGGGGCGTTTTTTCTTAGCTCTTCAACTGTGACGCGATACGACATTGTGCGGTTATTATACCGCGCTATTATTGTGCAGCAAAACCTTGAGCGGACAGGAAAACAGCGCCCGCGCCAGAAGCAGTGGGCGTCTGGACAAGCAAGTTGGTGTTGACCGAACCGCGAAGAGGAACGGGGAATATGATCTGACCATTTGGCCTTCCAGTAGTCGGAATGCGCGTCTGCCATAGGACTTTGTGGAAAGTAGCGGTCACTCCCGTGCCACTGATTGCCAGAGCAGATCCACCGCGAGTAGCCGACAGCGTAATCGTTGTCGTGGCAGGGACGGTTAAAACGAAGTATGTCACGCCCGTCGAAATACCCGTCACCGTTGCCGCCGTAAACACCACTGCATCGCCGACACGAAGGTTATGCGTGGTGGATACAGTCAGGATGTTCGAGGCAATAGTCTGCGATGAGCAAGTAAGATCCGGCTCACGGATGCGAAGATCGGTGGCATTAGTCAGCGCCTCAGATAGTAAATCAATGGAGGTGACGTAATTGCACAGGGACGCGCCCGCAGCTTCCTTTATTTGAAACGCAGTCGTGGTGTTTGAAATGCCACCTACAGGGGGCGGAGTCTGCCATGAAACTTCAGGAATGGAGTATGGCTGCGTGACCGCAGCAGCACCAGTCGTCATGGTGACACGCGCTGCGTCACCAGCTATCAGCGTGGTTGGGGCCACCGCCGTGCGAACAACACCGCCAAAAACAATGGGGCTCGCAGTAGTAGCTGCATCTTCCGCAACAGTGCCTCCCGAAACAGTCACGGCAGGAGTGTTTTGCACCGCGACGGGGGTGGCTGCGGCAATATCACCCGAAGGACGAGGCAGCATTTCAACACGCAAACGGTCAAAGTCAAAGATGCGGACATAGCTCAAACGCAGATCGGTGCGACGAACAAGGCCACCACCAGCATTAGTAGCAGCAAAGTCGGCAGGAAGGCTTCTTTGGCCTGAGAATGGCAGCACAAGAGTGAGCGTCGTGGTGGAAAGGTTCGCGACTTTCCACGGACCATCTACACCGAGCGAGGCCGAGCCAGCAGCGTCAGCGCGAACTCCAATGAGTTCCACAAGGTCGCCAATCGTCGCACCAGCCCAATTGCCAGAACCGACAAGAGTCAACTGGCGGGTTCCATCCGCAAGTGTCGCCAATGTTGCCGTAGAAACAACTTGAGCGATTGCGCCCGGTAGGGCGTTTTGACCCAAGATTCGAGAAATAAACCCGCCGCGGGTCGTGGCAGTGACCGCAGAGCCCCAAACCACGGTAAATGTCGTTGCATCGACCACCGAAGCCACGGCAGCAGCAGCAGTCAGATTTGCAAAGTTGGTTTGGTCTCTGGTGCCATACGCAACAATCAAATCACCGACTGCCAAACCATGAGGCGTGGCTGTGACAACCGTGGCAGTCGTCGTTCCAGTCTTAGCCGCTGTGATGATTTGAGCACCGGGAACAGTGAGCGAACGATTGTTGCTCGCTCGAATACGGAGTTCGTAAGTGGAACTTGGGTCTGGGCAAACTTGGCTTCTAGCCAATCGTGATGCGGATTGAGCAACAGTATCCACAGCAGAATCAGACCATTGAGTGCGATCCGATTGGACCGCCATGCGGAACTCAGCGGTAGGAGAGAATGAATACGTGTATGGGACTGCGCCAGCAAGTTGAATGGATGCGGTGCTGCCGGTAGTGACACTATGGTTTCCAGCAACCGTCCCAGAAGGCAGCGCATCTCCAAACTCGCTACGGATATAAAGCGAAGCGTTGGTGGCCGTAGTATTCTCAAAAATCTGAGAAATGCCATTTTGCGCTTGTCCAAGTCTGCTGCGAGAAAACACCACTGGACTAAGTGCAAAAATACCTGTGGTGCCGACATCAGTGAAGGTGACTGCGGTGGTTCCCACCGTGGCAACCGAAGCAGACAGAATATACTTACGTAGGGCTTGAGTCGTTCCGGATAAAATATGAACTGCCACAGCATTAGGAACACCGGAGACGACAGTCATCTCAGCGGCAGTGTCAAAATCAACAGCGCGAGTTAGCACCCAAGGAGTCGAAGCACTGCCGGCAGTTGTCAGAACATAAACGCCGTTGTTGGCGGCGGTAGCTTCGTTCTTGGCGAGCACACGACCACCGACCGGAATCGTCACTCCATCTTGGTTGGGGAATGCGCCGTTGGCTGAAGCTGTTAAAGTTGCTCCAACACCAGAAGTTCCATTGGCGTAAATATTCGTTGGAAGTGCAGCAGTAGTCGCCGCCAGAACGACACCAAGATAAGATTGCGTTGAGGGGATGGCACCTCCAGGGCCAGCCGTTACTGTGAACTGAGTCGGGCTAGTAACCGAAGCCACAACAAGTGATGGATAAGAAACTCGCCCATCGAATGAACCAAAAATACCAATAGCTCTACCTACAGATAAGTTATGGGGAACTGTTGTATCCACAGTAAGCGTTGAACCTGTTTGATACAGCGAAACGATGGGAACGTCTGCTGGGGTTGGAATTGACCCTTCAACGTCAACCATCTCCACGGCGAACTCCTGCCCCAAACTTCTTTGAGATATTGACAAACCGATCGCCGTCTCAATCGGCATTGTGAATCGCGAAACGGACTCAATCGTGGTCTGCGTGTCTGCAACCAGTGGATTCTTAGACAGCACTAAATAGCTGGCAGCAGCCGCATTGCCGTCTAAATAAACCAAGTCACCATTACCGAGGCTTTGGATCCATTTTTCGCCAGGAGTGTAGTTTTCAAACGCATCGCGGAGCTTGGTCGTAATATTAGAAGCTGAACTCACGTCAAGCGGACCTTGGAGAACGCTATTGATCTTCTGGAGTGACCGATCGGCCGAGTCCATCGGCTTGGGCTCGTTGTTTTCAGGAAAGTAAGAGGGCATAGGTTATGGAGTTAGGGGGTTAAGATAACGCATTATGCGCTCGTCAACAAATAGCCCGACCGCCGCGGGGCATACTTCGAAGTCATCGTCGACTTCCAACTGCTCATCCCGCGGCGACTCCCGCCAGTCTCTTGGGGAGGACGCAGCCCGAACCGTTCGCGAACAACATCGAGCATGACGAAGGCAGCATCGGCCACGTCAGGGCTCCGGCCGATCCTGGCCTTCATGTCGGTCTTCGACTCAACGACCACCTTCATCGATCCGGACTTACGGGTGTCGTAGTTCCGACTGGTCATCTCCCGAGCCAAGTCCGGCCCGATCCCCCGCAACTGACCATTCTGCAAAAACTCCTTCGCCCCGAACCAAAGCTCGGTCACGCGGTTGACGTATTTATCTTGGGCCGCGGTCGCATCGTAAGCCGAGAGCGAGCGCCCAGAGGGAGCCCCGCCGAAGTGGACGCGGAGGAACTCGTTCGATCCGCAGACCGTAGCCATCGCATCGCAGAAGGGCACACCGCCGCCCGTCACGTCGACCCCGATGTTGCGCCAAGGCACGCCCGCCTTGGTCACAATGTCTTTGATCTTGCGGGCGATCTGGAATGTGCGCGGCTCGGGATTGCTTGCCTCTTCGTCGAGGTAGTGGAACTCGTCGAACGAAACCTGATCGACTCCATCTTTATTCTGGCCAAACGACCCCAAATAAATGACACACCTATCCCCGCCGCTCACGAACGAGGGGTCGATGCCGACAATACGTTCGGCGCGGCCCCTCCAGATCGGCTTCTGATCGGCTTGGAACCGGATGATCTCGGCCTCGGAGTAGATGGCTTTGCTGACCGCCTGCGGTGGCCAGAACCCCCGATAGTCACGCCAGAAAATCGGATTGTCCTCACCGAGTCGTTCACGAGCCTCGTCGATCTTCTCCCACTTCTGGATCGGCCACTTGTTCTCGCCGGCCAAGTAGTTCGGATTCTTGAGGGCATCGAGGTGCAGACAGACCCCACCCAGCTTGGTCTCCCACTTCTCATCGTTGACCGTAATGCTCCCCCACCCATTCGTCGGCTCGACGAAGCGGCCGAAGGGATCGTAATAGGAGACAGGGTTTGCCGCGGCACAAATGTGGAGAAACGGGTTGTTCGAAAGGTTCGACATCGCCGTGTCGAGGAAGGCATGACCCAACTCACTCAACTCGTCGGCCGCGACGATGACCCGCGGAGCCTTCATGCCTCGCATCTTACCCGTCACCTCCGAGGTCTTCTTGGCCTCGGCCGGAATCAAATAAACCCCGGCCTGCTCCATCCGCTCGCCGTTCCGGATTGTGTAGATCGCCGGAGTCGGAGTGTCCGCGAGCTTCCCCGGAGCCACGGGCTTTATGCACGGCCAGTAACGCTGGATAGCACCCCAGACCCGCTTCTTCGCGTCACGGATGCTCGTGGAGGTGACCAACGAAAGCGTGTGGAACGGCGCGGCCATCCAATTCAGGAGAGCCCAGATCGCCATAAATTCCGACTTGCCGGACGAACCGCAGCCTGCGAAACCGACGAACTTATTGTGACAGCACTCATACAACATGTCATCGGCCCAGGGGTGCCAAATAAAGTTCTCAGTTTTCTTATTGAAGAAAATCTGAGCCGCGTTTTTGAAGTGCTCCTCGATCGAAAGCATCTCCGGCGACCGCCGGTCACGGTTCACAAAGCAGTAAAGCTCGATCGCCCAATCGGCCGTTCCGGGCACAAAATAGACCCCGTATTTCAGTCGGTATCCGACTGGAGGAGTCGTGGCATCGGAGGCAAAAATCGGGGTCATTTTGGAAATTTTTCTGCTACAGAGTTATACAAGCGGACACAATCGTTTTTGATACTTCGCAGTCACCTCATTACCAACACTTTATGACAACCGTAGCACGGGTTCGAATTCTCACTGTTAGGGGATTATTTAACTTCTGTAAGTCACTCGACTTACTCTGTTAGTGATGAAGTTCCGCTTGTTATCACTTTCGTTATTATTATGCGCTTATGAAAATTATTGAACATTTTGCCACAAAATCTGGTCACAATTAACAGCCATGAAAATCGAAATTAAAGACACCCGAAACGAAGGCGCGAGCATCCGCTTCGGAGGGGCTCTGGTCAGAGTCTCCAAGATCCAAAACGGAGCTTACCGACAGTTCCTCATCCGGTGGAAGATAGGGCGGAAGACGATGAGGCGCGTCTTTGCCAAACGCGACAAAGCGATAGAGGAGGCTCAAAGGATCGTCACCGACCTCTCCAGCGCCCTCGGCGAGAAGACTACAATTCATCCGGAGGATAATCTATTCCTTCGCGAGTGCTTACGCAAAGCGGGCGGCAAAAGTCGCCTGCTCGAAGCCGTGGAACAATACGTAGCCAAGAACCCGATCGGAGCCGGACGGAAGACGGTCAAAGACCTTTCCGAAGAATTCATGGCTCACATGAGGGAACGGAAAGAGGTGAAGAATCTTTCGCGGCACTACCTCAACGGACTCGCCACTGAAGCGAACAGCCTTCGTAGCTGGGTTGGTGACAGACAGTTTAGCGATGTCACCCACGACGATTTCCAAGCCTATGTCAGCAGAGGCGACTGGGCTGCTTTCACCTACCGCAATCTGGTGAGGCATTGGCAGATGATGGAAAAGTTCGCGAAGAAGAAAGGCTATCTCGGCAAGGATGCCGAATCGATCACCACAGACTTGGCCTTACCCCCCACCAACCGCAGGACGGTGCCGTTCTGGGAACCGTGGGAAATGATGCACCTCCTGATGATCGCGACCCCCAAAGAAATCCCTTATCTGGCGACAATGGCGTTCGCCGGTTCGCGGCGGGCGGAGTTCCAGCGGATGACCGCCGGACACCTCGGATTCGACACAGATCATGCGGTGATCGACGCGAGTATCGCCAAGACCCCTTCACGCCGCGTGCTCGACAAGACCGAACAAGTGAAAGCCTGGCTTTCAGTAGCCGAGATCCCAGACGTAGGGAGGCTCATCACTGAACGACAGGTAGCGGCCATCAGCCGGAACAAAGCGCGGCTCGCGGCTGTGGGGCTTACGTGGAAAAACAATGCTCTTCGCCACTCCTTCTCTACCTACCATCTGGCCAAATACCGGGATGCCAATGAAACTTCTTACTTATCCGGACACTCCGCAAAAACCCTCCAAAGATACTATCGGGGGCTCGTCACGACCGCGCAGGCTGACGAATGGTTTAATATCACACCGATAGTGGTGCGGGCTTATGCGGAAGAAAATGGCTTGTCCTCTTTAATAAAATGGTGAACAACCACGCATGTTCGTTGTCGAACATAGAGACAGAAAGAACCCAAATAACCATGAGCACAACAAAACACGGCCGTCTGAAGGCCGGCACTGAACGAGTGAGCTACGTAGAGAGTAAAAAGACCTCCTCTGCCCTGCGCCTTCTGGCCGCAGCCAAACAGACGAATGTCAGTTCACTTATCCGCGAAGCAACCTCCGCCTACATAGCCTCAGAAGACCAAGACGGAACGCTGTCCCGCGTTGCCGAGGAGTTGGCCGTCTACAAAGCCGACACCAAGGAAGAACGCGCTGCCGACAGCCTCGATCCACAAATGCAGAAAACCATAGCTGCCCTGCTCCGGAAACACCGGAACGGGTGACTCGGTGCCGCGGGGTTCATTCCCCGCGGCTTCTTTTTCACTACGCCGTAATAACCATAACAACTGCACAAACAAAAAAGCCCATAACAATGATACTAGACCTCACCAAAAACCTGAAATCCGAACTCGACGAAGCGGCTCACTACTGTTCCCTGACGCCAGAGAAACTTGCCTCCCTATTTGTCGAGGACGGGTTAAGGAGTTATCGTGATTCTCGTGACGAACTACGAGACTCCATTGACCGAGAAGATAGCTAACCTTCGCAACCCGAAGTTGATCCGTTCATTCGCCAGCGACCCCGAACTCGAAGACCGGCTTAAAGCTGAGTCGGAGAGTTCGGGGCGCTCAATGAGCGCGGTCATCCGGTTAGCTCTGCGTAAATTCTTCGGTCTGTAATAACGCCATAATGACTTCCATGATTCTGGAATGTGAGTCGTTTACCGCGACTCCGTTGGCCAGCGGCAAGCTGCGCCTGGAGATCAAGGCTCCGGTCGAGCGACCCAAGGAAACACTCGGTCCGCATGAAGCGGCTGAGAGATTAAGCGCGATCTTCGGTCGGACAGTGCAGAAGCACTCGCTCGGATATTGGCGCAAGCGCGGCCTGCCTTACACCCAGGTTGGCGACAAGAAATACATCTACCATGAAGTCGCCATCACTCGGTGGGCGCAAGGACTGGGAGCTTCGATTCTATGAACTCCAGGCAAAAAGGAAAACGGGTAGAGCGGCTCTGGCGTGACCAGCTTCGCGAAGCGGGGTTTCTCAAAGCCTTCCGTGGTCAGCAGTATTGCGGTGCGGCGGGAGATGCCGACGTTGTCTGCCCAGAATTACCGACGATCCACTTTGAGGTGAAAGGCGTTCAGAACTTGAACGTCTCAAAAGCGATCAAGCAAGCGATCAACGACTGCGGAGCGAAAACTCCAGTCGTTGCGCACAAGAAAAACGGCGAGCCGTGGCTTGTGACCATGCTCGCCGATGATTGGTTGCGCCTTGTAAGAGACTCAGATTGGGTTAGTCCAGCAGATCCCCAAACGTCTCCCGCCACAAAGCAGAGCGTGAACTACGACGTGGTGCCTCATCGCACACCGACCTCAGACGACTGCCTGACGAGTAATAGTAGTTATTCCCCTGCCGTTGGACATACGTGATGCCGTTCGGGGTATCTAAGTCGATCAGGTAGAAGCCATCGCCAGCCCATGCGGTTCCGCCAAGCAGACCCGCTATCAGTATTGAGTTAATAATTTTCATCATAAGGTAAGACTCAGCACATGCCCGCAGCGTTCAAACTCTTCCCATACCAAGAGAAAGCGGTAGCTGAACACCTCCGGATTCTGGACTCAGTCGGGGCGTCACTCGACGGGACTGGGTGCGGTGGCGGCAAAACCGTCATCGCCAGTGCTGTTGCTGCTCGATATGCGCTCAAGGTTGCCATCATCGCGCCGAAGTCGGTCTTGGCCAAGTGGGCGAACACCCTAGAAGCGTTCGGGGTCAGACCGCTATTCGTCCTCAACCCCGAAAAGTTACGGAACGGGAACACGCCCTGGCTCAAAAAGATCCCGAACGGGGGTAAAAAGGTGAAGTTCGAATGGAATATACCCGAGCGGTGCCTTCTCATCTTCGACGAGGCCCACATGTTCGGAGCCTACAATAGCCAGAACGGCAAGATGCTCGAAGCCGCCGCGGGGAACCATGCGGTCCTAATGCTCTCGGCCACGGCCGCAGAATCCCCGCTGAAGATGAAGGCGATCGGAGTCAATCTGCGGCTGTTCACGGGCGGCTACTTCTGGAAGTGGGTGCGAGAGATGGGGGCCGAGGAGGGGCGCTGGGGTGGCCTTGAGTGGAATCCCCGCCGGCCGGAGAACAAAGAGAAGATGGAGCGACTCCACCATTCGGTATTCACGAACCGCGGATATCGGGTGTCCGAGGAGGAGCTACGCGAGCAACTCCCTGACCTCATGCTCTCGGATGAGCCCCTGTGGCTCTCCGACAAAGACCGCGCTACTGTAAAGGCGCTTTATGACGAAATGGCTGATCCGGATGATCCGGGCGGTGTCAAAAACCTCCGGCAGCGCCAAGCCCTTGAAACGGTCAAAGTCGCTTATCTGGTGGAACGCGCCGAGGAGATCCTTCAATCGGGAGGTTCGGCGGTCCTCTTCTTAAACTTCCATGAATCCATCGACCAAGCACGGAAGCTCCTCGAAGACGCGGGTGTCATCGACGGACGCGAAACGGCCAAAGCCAGAGCGGAAACCCAACGCCGGTTCCAAGAAAACGAACTCCGCTGTGTCATCGTGCAGATCGCGGCGGGCGGACAGTCCATCGACCTCCATGACACAGTGGGAGAATTTCCACGAGTGGCTCTCATCTGCCCACAGTTTTCAGGACTGGTAGAGGAGCAGGCTCTTGGACGGATACGACGGGTCGGGGCCAAGTCTCGCGCACTCGCTCTAAGGCTCTACGCACCAGGCACCGTGGAGCAGGGAGCCCTGCGTCTGACCGAGGAAAAACGGGAAAATGTAGGAATTTTGAATGCAGGAAAAAATAATTTGAACAATGGGGTGGTTACCCCGGTCTCATCTTCCATGCAGGTAATAACGCCGCAAGAGCATAACACGGAGCACAGCGAACATTCGCCAAGCTCTTTGAAGGAGAAAGCCAAATGCCCCGGATTCCGAAACGACCAGACTCGCGACCAAAGCGCGGCCAATCGGGGGACACTCGGTCACCTCGCGGTGGAGAAAGAGAACCTCGACGTGATCCCGCCGGACGACCCGAAGCTGCGCGAGGCGGCGGATATGTGTCTGAAGTATCTCGCAGCATTAAGGAAACCCCTCGTAAACGCGCAGGAGCTTCGGGAGCAGCGTTACACCGTCCTCGATCAGTTCGGACACATCGATCACATCATCCTGCACGGCGGAGACAAAGCCGAGTTGGTCGACTACAAATTTGCTTTCGGAGCATACACCGCGGATTCGCCGCAGTTTTGGGCCTATGCCGTCGGGTTGTGGGATGCCCATCCCCAAATTGAACAACTGACTGTTCATGTGCTCCTCCCCTTCCAAGGGGTCATCGACCGCGAGACGTGGCACCGGGAAAGTGACTACGATCGTTTGTCCTCACAAGTTGCGGCCATTATTGCCGCAGCACGGCGCGATGACCCCTTGACCTACCTTACTGGGGCACACTGCGCTTGGTGTGCCCGCCAAGCCAGTTGCCCGAAACTTTCGTCGCTGGCTCTGACGATCGCGTCAGAATACAAGGCCGACGAGTTGACCCTGCCGGCGCAATACGATCCGGCCAACATCTCCGACCCGCACGTTATTGCGTTCGCCAAGAAGGCTGCACCGATCATGCGCTCGTGGGCCGACAAGGTCGATGCCCGCGCCTTGGAGATGCGGATGCAGGAAGGGATCGAAATTCCCGGGTTCGAACTCGCCGAGCGGAAATCCCCTTTCAAGATCACCAACGCGCAAGCCGCATGGGAAACGGTCAAAGATCAAATCACCCCCGAAGCCTTCGCCGCCTGCGCCGAAGTCAAAATCGGGGAACTGGAGAAAGCCATCGCCCGGACCGCCAAGCGCGGCGAGATGGCCCGAGCCAAAGAACATCTTCGTGACGCACTGGTGGATGCCGATGCGGCCAAGTCCGAGGGGACTTATCACTACCTACGTAAAATCAAGTAATAACGCCACATACCAATTATGGGAAAAGTATCGTTTGAAGAGGCCGTTGAGGCCCAAGTCATCGAGGAAGTCAGCAACAAAGCCGTTGCCGTCCGCCCCGAATCGCAGGTCGCCATCATCGGCGAAGACCAAGCCAAAGGAATCTACGGAGAGTTCGGCGCTGACGACATCAAACTGCCGCGCCTGAACCTCGTGAACAAAGTCGGCGATCTCTCGAATCTGTTCACTCCGGGCACCTATGTCATCAACAAGGAACACCAGATCAACGACATCGATCCGAAGAACAAGGGTTTGGGCAATCCGCTCAAAGTCATCGCGGTTCGTCTCAAGGTTGAATACCAGGAGTCCCTCCCCTTCGATCCGGACGTTCGTCCTCGCGTCTTCCAGACCGCGGAAGAAGTTCGCCTCTCCGGAGGTCAGGTCGCTTACGGTCGCGGCGAAGGTAAGTTCGCCAAGGTCGGTCACATCGAGTTCTTGATCCAAGAGCCCGAGGCACTGAGCGAGGAAGCGGCCACGACGTTCTTCTACGTCCTCGGCGAGAAACGCTACGCTCGCGTGATTTACACCGCTTCGTCGACCGCTTACGCGGAGACCGCGGCGATCCTCTACAGCGACTTCAAAGTCGGTCACCTGAACAAGACGGGCCTCTTCGGCGGCTTCTACTCGCTCGGGTCGAAGTTGAAGACCGGAGACAAAGGAACGTGGTGGATTCCGTCGATGAAGACGGCCGGTGAAGTTCCCGCGGAACTCCAAGCTGAGATCAAAGGACTCCTGTAATGGGCTTCCAAAATCTCCGCTTCCGCGATCCGGAGGGACTTGAGTCCAACGGCTACAGCCGACTCGCCGGTCCTTATAACCAGAAGGAAGAAGCCATGTTCGATCGGCTGATCGCCGACGCGAAACGGGCTAACAAGACTGTCGCTTTCAGCGGTTCATCTGACCGCGTGGAAGTCTGGCAGAAGTAGCAAATTTCTCCGGTGGGGGGTTTTCGGCCGGGTGTTCACGGCCACGGGTTCTTCCTCCCACCGGAGACCACTTTCAAAATTATGGATACTAATACTGAAGTTCTAACTTACATCGAAAAAACGGCCGAAGCTCTCGGCATCCAGACCGAGATGGGGCGCAAAGCCTTCCGGTCCTTCTGTGAGGCTGCTGTTCTCCTCGACTCCAAGCAGCGCGACTACGGTAGCGCAAACATCTCCTCGTTCGGGGAGCGGGGCATCGTCGTCCGCATGAACGACAAGGTCGAGCGGCTCAAGACGCTCGTCTGGAATGGCGCGTCACCGGAACATGAGAAGGTTTCCGATACGTGGCTCGACATCGCGAACTACGGAATCATCGGTCTGCTCTGCCACCGAAAGGAGTGGAAGTGACCGCTCGTCGATTCTGTTCCGCACTGGCGATGGCTATCACCGCAACCGTGGTTGTCGGGTTCGGCACTACCTACATGGAGATG